CCCTGCGGTCTATGTTATTTGGCAAGACTCCTAGAATTGATGTGTCACGTAGATACGCCGATGCGAACGACGACGTAGCTCGTGTTTCTGCTGTGATCTTGCAGCGGCTACTGAACAACGACGTAGAAGAGCAAGGTGACGCGTTTAACTGCGTCCTGCGTCAGTCTTTAGATGACAGGTTAATCCCTGGACTGGGTTTGGCTAGAGTTCGGTACGAACTTCAGACTGAGACAGAAGAAATTGATCCTATGTTGGATGCTGATGGGTTTATCTTAGCTGAAGGGTACGAGCAAGAAGTTGTAACCCATGAAGAAGCTGTTGTAGACTACGTACACTGGCGAGACGTACTCTTTCCGTACGCTCGCACATACGCAGATTTGAGATGGCTGGCCTACCGTTCATATTTGTCTAAAGATGAAGTCACTGAAAGATGGGACGAAACCGTAGCAGGACAACTGTCCTACAAAGTTAGGACGTTTGGGGACACTAATTCTAAAGTAGACGACAAAGACAACACGTACAAAGACTCTTGGCAAAAGGCTGAGGTTTGGGAAATTTGGGACAAAGATGCCCGTGAAGTAGTGTGGGTCAGCATAGGTCACGACCAAGTTTTGGAGACTTTAGAAGATACTTTGGAACTTGAAAACTTCTTTCCTTCACCACCGGGGATGCTGGCTAATGTGACTACTAGTCTGTATCTACCTAAACCTGACTACATTTTAGCGCAGGACATCTATAACGAGATTGACAAGTTACAGACACGTATTTCCGTTATTACAGATGCTGTGAAAGTCATTGGTGTGTACGACAAGTCCGCCAAAGGTCTACAGCGTATGTTTAAGGAAGGTGTGGATAACGATTTAATCCCGGTTGAGAATTGGGCGCAGTTTGCTGAAAAAGGAGGTCTGAGTGGAACTATTGATTGGTTTCCTATTAACGACGTCACATCCGGCCTTGATAAGTTGCGGGATATGCGAGACGAGCAAATCAAGCTCCTACATCAGATCACAGGTATGTCAGACATTTTACGCGGAGCTGAGGGTAGCGCAAATAGAGTATCCGCAACTGAATCGTCCCTCAAAGCACAGTTCGGCTCTGTGCGTATCCAGGCGTTACAGGATGAGTTCTCAATTTTTGCGTCCAGTTTGGCCGCACTCAAGGCTGAGGTCATCTGCAAACACTTCAGCCCAGAAACCATTATTTCACAAGCGAATTTGGAATTCACGGTTGATGCGAAATTCGCACAACCAGCCGTAGAACTATTGAAGCAACAATACGAACGTAAGTGGCGAGTCATCATACGCCCCGAAACTGTAGCTATGGTGGACCACAACGCGCTTAAGAATGATAGGTCTGAGTTCATCACTTCACTAGCCACATTCATGCAGTCTGCAGCCCCGCTAGTTCAGTTCGCACCTCAAGCAGCTCCTACGCTGATGGAACTCTTAAAGTGGGGACTCAGTGGATTCAAGGGCAGCCAAGAAATTGAAGGCGTTATTGATAAAGCTGTTGAAGATATGCGCAACGCACCTCCAGGCGGTGATAAGGAAGACGACGGCAAGGAGAAGGCGGCGCAAGCTATTGAACAGCAGAAACAGAAGGCGGTGCTAGCTATTGAACAGCAGAAACATCAGCATAAGTTGAAAGAGGAAGCCCAGGATCATCAGTTTGACACTGTAGAGGCTGAGAAAGCTCACCAGTATAAGATGACTGAAATGGCGGCTGACCATGAGGCTAATGTAATTGAGAAGTCTGTTGAAACTGAAACTAACTTAGAGCAAGAAGTTGGTAAGACGGCATTGGCAGAATATTTAGACGAGGTGAAGGCAGATAATGCGGCAAAGTTGGATACAGGACCCAAAAACTAATAAGCTGATTACCCACGAAAAGTACGAAGCCAAGTACGGAAATGGCAGTCGTGAAGCGGGGTACAGCGTCATACCAGACACTCCTGACTTTGTGTCACCTGTGACACGTGAAGTTATACATGGGCGCGGTCACATGAAGCGCCACATGAAAGAGCACGGTATAACTCACACAAGTGACTTTAAGAATCATTGGAAGGATAAAGAAAAAGAACGCGCAACGGGGCTGACTAGCCAATCGGCTAAGAAGCGTAGAACTCAAGATATTGTGGATGCGGTGAATTATCATGAACGACAAAACTAGAAGAGAAGAACTTGAAGAAGCATTTGAAGAATCCGATACGACAGAAGGAGTTACGGAAGATAGCTTCGATGATGAATTTTCTGCAGATGGAGAAACTACTGACGAAGCGGAAGGGGAAGTAAATGCGAAGCAAGAGCAAACAGAGGAAGCGTCAACAGAAGAGGCGTCAACAGAAAAAGAGTCCGAAGAAAGTGACGTCGCAACGGAACAAGAAGCTGGGGTTTCTGAAAGACCACCTGTTAGCTGGAAGCCAGCCGCTCGTGAAGCATGGAAAGACGTTCCCGCTGCTGCGCGCAGAGAAATAGAACGGCGTGAGGCAGAGATCACTAACGGTCTCCAGGAAGCTTCAGATGGGCGTAAGTTTGAACAACAGTTCGCGCGCACTATTGAACCTTTTAGAGGGTTCATAGCGGCTGCCGGGGGCGACCCGTTACGGTCAGTACACGTCTTAATGACTACGGCAGCGGGACTGCAAGTTGGGGGTCCTGTACAGAAGGCAGAGATAGTAAGGGACATCATACGTGACTACGCTGTTGACATACAGACACTTGATAATGTTCTTTCTAACGCTGTGACCCCCCAACATTCCGCTAGTCCAGCAGCACCTCAGATTCACCCTGATGTTCAGCGGTTTATGGATGAGCAACGTCAAACTCAAGCCAATGCTGTTCAGGCTACCGAAGCACAGATTAATGACGACATAAGCGTGTTTGCCAGTGCTCCAGAGAATGAGTTCTTTAAAGACGTGCGTCTGGACATGGCTGACATAATGGACTTAGCTTCAAACCGTGGGATGCAGTTAACACTCCAAGAAGCTTACGACAAAGCGTGTCAGCTTAATCCTGAGATAAGCAGTATCGTTAACCAGAGAACTGGCGCGAAAAATGCTCGACGTTCCAACGTTAGACTGAGGGGTAAGAAACGCGCAGCCAAGAGCGTTTCAGGGTCGCCGACAGGTGGTGGGGTCAAGCGTGCGGAAGATATGTCTCTTAGAGAGTCGCTAGAGGCCGCAGTTGCATCTAACAGTTAAACCTGTTATATTGAGCACTAGAGCTAGGAACTCTCCAGTCTCACATAAGACAAGCGTTCCCCAAGTTCAGTAAGAAGCACCGAATGGGTCGGCCAGCAGAAATCTTTTCTTCTTTACTTGGAGACTTTTATGTCTTTTCCTAACATTAGTGATGTTCTTGCTACAACGATCGAAAATCGTAGTAAGAAAATATCTGATAATGTTATGAACAACAACGCAATTTTGAAAAAGCTTGAAACGAAAGGTAAAATGAAAACCTTTTCAGGCGGACACAAGATTTTGCAAGAGCTCTCATTTGCTGAAAACGCCAACGCAGGTTGGTATTCAGGATATGATCTTTTGCCTGTTGGTGCTTCGGACGTTATCAGCGCGGCTGAGTACGAAATTAAGCAAGCGGCTGTTCCTGTAGTTATTTCTGGGTTGGAACAACTCCAGAATGCTGGCAAGGAACAAATGATTGACTTGATGGAGGCTCGGCTCGAAGTTGCCGAAACAACTCTTTCTAACCTTATCGTCGACGGTGTGTATTCTGACGGCATGACCCCAACTGTCAAGCAAATTGACGGCCTGGACGCCATGATTTCAACCACACCTGCGGTCGGTCAGTACGGAAACATTGATCCGGCATCTTGGGCTTTCTGGCGGAACTACTACGATACAGCGACCACGACCACTACCGCTAACATCCAGGGTGTCTGGAATACGGCATGGTCTAATCTTGTACGTGGGCAGGACCGCCCGGACCTTATTATGGTTGATAACCTGGAATGGGTTAAGTACATTAGCTCCCTTCAATTGATCCAACGATTCTCAAGCGCCGAAACTGGTCAGCTTGGGTTTTCTACGGTGAAGTTCATGGATTCTGATGTTTGCTTAGATGGTGGGGTTTACTTCCCATCAGCCGTGACAGGCGCAACAGGTGCTTCGTCTAATCAGGCGTACTTCCTGAACTGTAAACACTTGCACTATCGGCCTCATGCTGCTCGTAACATGGTCCCTCTTTCGCCGAATCGTCGTTATGCGACGAACCAAGACGCGGAAGTCCAGATCATTGCGTGGGCTGGTAATCTTACTTGCTCTGCACGTAAATTGCAGGGTCGTGTAGACGGTTCATAAGGAGGATTGTCATGGGTTCTTTAGTACAGCTTGGGGTTGACGTTACCAAGATATACGACTATTCTGCGGATACAGGTCCCTACCCGTATTCTGAGGGTGATCGGCATATTGCGGCTGATGGCACTCATTACATCTACACAAAAGCGCATGGAGCGATTGCTGACGGTACTCGTTGCAACGTGCTTGACACTGGTGTGACGAGCGCTAACGGCTCTGGTGTATGGGTGAACAATACTGGGACGGCTATGGCGGTCAGTGACCGCTTTTGGGCGCATCAGTATATCGCTTCTAACATCATAACGTTCTAACCTAACTGGAGGGGAGGGGCTTCGGCCCCTCTCTTTCTATAATTACGAGAGTACGATATGTCAGATGAATCCAGAGCTCTAGGTAACCGAGGATTCAATGAACAGGAGGCTGTGTTCGCCATCCCGTTTAATGATCCTGGCAGGTACGCTATTATTAACCTAGACTTTTTTGAAAAGACGCCTGAATACTATTTATCTGGCGCGCAGGACATTGGGGTTTTCGGTGACAACACAACGATTACGAGTGTTACTCAGAATTATCTGGGGAATGCGACACTCCCCGGCACTGCTGAACTTGTGACAGGGGCGGACGATGGTGACGCGGTTATTATGGCTCCCCGCGAAGTTCTTGGTCTTGGTGTTCCTTGGACTTTTAGGATAAATCGCAACACTAGCTGGATGGTGTCGTTTAAGTGTTCAGCTTGGGGATCAAATATGAATGTCCAAGCCGGAGGCAAGGCGTCCCCGCTTACGGTTGATCCTTTGGTTATGACAGCGGGTAACGGAGGTCCATGTTTCCAAGCGATAGGCAACGCCAATATGAGACTGTTGTGGGGTCTCCAAGGAGAAATAGATATAG